AAGAAAGGCCCCATATTTTCACCAAAGGCTCCGAGGGAATTACAGCTTGTGGGGAATAAAGTGGTGCAGAATCTCGTGGAACTTGGCGAGGAGAGAATATCAAAAATTGCAAGGCCAAGTCCTGGTGGAGTGTTTCTCAGTGTCGATCAGGCGAAGAAAGGACAGGCCAGTAAGGGACATTATTCTCGATCTGTGCAGGGTGAAGCCAGAGGCATGAGAGGTGAGATCAGCCTCGGTCAGCCAGCGGTTGTTTACGGTGCATGGCTTGAGGGAACTTCCACTCGAAACAAAACGACGCGTTTTAAAGGATATGGCATATTCAGAAAGACTTCCACATGGCTACAGGGGCAGGTGAAAGGCGTTCTCAAACAGCACATGAGCCGAGCCATACGAAATCTAGGTGGCAAAAGTGGCCTTTAATATAAAGAACAGCTTGCAGAAGGTTCAGGCATATCTGAACGGTAGCGGTTATCTGAGTAGTAGCCAGATCGGTGAACCTAAGAGTCCACCACAGGCAGGGGAACAGCCTTCTGGTTCGATCTTCATGCAGAACGTGGCAATAGCCGAGATCAGTCTGGATGGATCAACCACAGAAGTCCACACGGTAATGGTGCGGATCTATAAGCATATGTTTTCTGAGCCAGAGGAACAGATCGAATTCAGGCTTGCTGAACTGATTGCCAGCATAGTGAGTGATCTGCTCGGTGACGCTGATCTGGGTTCAGAGGTGAGGAACATATCAGTCGGTCAGCATGGCGCATCCATTTCGGCAGTCTGGGGATACCTTGAAGTGGGTGGCGTGAATTTCAGAATAGTCGATTTACAGATTCCACTGATTGTGGACGGCAGTGCAACAGCAACACCATAGGAGGAGAACATGGCGAAAAAGTCAGGACTGGGACAATCTTTTTATATCGGTGGATACGATCTCTCTGGTGACGTAGGTGCGATCTCAAGCATCGGCAGTCCAAGGACGTTGCTCGATATCACAGGGATCAACAAAAGTGCTATTGAGCGAGTGAACGGTCAGGGGACAGGAAACCTTGAATTCAATACATGGTTCAATGATGCAGCGTTGGCAGAACACGTAATTCTGAGTTCTCTGCCGACTACTGACACCTCTGTGGTTTACGCTTTTGGAGGTGCGGTGGGTGATACCGCTGCACTGTTAACAGCCAAGCAGGTCAATTATGACTGGTCGAGAGGTGCTGATGGTTCATTTCAGGGGACGGTTCAGTGTCAGAGTACAGGGTATCCACTGGAGTGGGGCGTGATGCTTACGGCTGCTGATGACACCCATAGTTCGGCAACCAGTAGTTCAAGCAAGGATGATGGAGCCAGCACGGCAAGCGGAATAGCTGGGTATCTGCAAATTATTGATATCGCTTCAGGAACTCCTACAGTGAAGATTCAACACTCCTCAAATGATTCATCATGGAGCGATCTGGTGACATTCTCCGCAGTGGCTAACGGTGCTGAACCAGCGTTTGAGCGTAAAGAGGCGAGTAGTACAGTGAACAGGTATTTGAGAATCACCACTACAGGAACATTCACAGATCTCGATTTTGTGGTGGCCTATAGGCGTGGCGAGTCCACAGATGATCTAGCATACTAGAACCAAATTATTAGGAGGATATGATGGCAAAAGAATCAGGTTTAGGCATGAGCGTGGCGGTAGACGATTCGAGCGGAAGTGCAAGAACGATCAGCAACGATATTACAAGCATTGATTTCGCAACACCACGAGGTGTTCAGGATATCACTGGTTTGGATAAATCGGCTGTTGAGCGGTTGCTGCTTTTGGCTGATGGGTCGGTGACTCTGAACGGCGTTTTCAACGATGCGTCCAACATGAGCCACGATGTCTTCAAGACCGTCCCATCGACATCAGTTGCAAGGACAGTGACCATTGGCATTAGTGGGCAGACACTGGCGATGGAGATGTTCTTCGCTGACTATGCTCTGAGCCGTTCAGCAACTGGCGAAATGACATGGAGTACAACTGGTCAGTTGGCTGGTGGCGCAGTACCAACATGGGGATAAAAGAATAACGTAAAGGAGAGGATACATGGCTACGAATGGATTTAGATTGCCGATGGGCGATAATACTGCTCGGTTGGTGTTTGACCATCCAGATTATAAAGGGGCAGAGGTCGTAGTTAGAACCGCATTGCCCCTCGGTACATTCATGAAAATACAAAAATTGTCAGCGGAAAAAAGTTTGGATGGATTCACGACATTCGGAGATGAGGTGCTGGTTGAATGGAACGTTCAGGACAAGAAGGGAAACCCAATACCAGCCACGGGCGAAGGGATGGAAGAGATATATCCTGAGTTCGCACTTTTAATGACCGACCAATGGATGAAGGCGGTGACCAATATGGACAGCCCTTTAGAACAGCCATCCAGCGGTGGAAGCACGTTGGCGAGGGAGCGATAGGCAGGGATGGGAAAGTCATCACCATCCCAGTTCCGCTGATGATGGCGAGATTGATTGACGGCCTGTGTCAGAGGTATGGATGTCTGCCGTCACAGTTAATGGAAGAGGATGCGAGGATTATCAAAATGCTGGCAATAGTTACAGAAGGCGAAGAGAAGGACAAGAACCTTGGCAAGCAATGAAGTTGTAATCCATGTTAAATCCAACACCACTCAGGCCGAGAAAGGTATAAGCAAACTCAACCAGAAGGTCGGGGCAATGAGTGCTGGCATGATGAGCGCAGGACGCTCTCTGGCATTGATTGCGTTGCCACTGGTAGGTATCGGGATTTCATCTCTGAGGACTGCTGCCGACTTTGAGGAAATGTCTTCCAAGTTTGGAGTGGTATTCGGTACAATGGCTGCCGATGTTGAGGCATGGGCAGAGGATACAGGGGATAAGATTGGTCGGGCCAAATCCCACCTGATGGAGTATTCTTCGGGGATTCAGGATATGTTAGTCCCGATGGGTTTTTCCAGAGATAAAGCTGCTGAGTTATCCAAGGAATTGGTTACCTTGGCGATTGATGTGGCCTCGTTTACCAACAAGGCAGACGCAGATGTTATAAGGGATTTCTCATCAGCTCTTGTCGGAAGCCATGAGCCGTTGTATAAATATGGAATTCTTATCACCGAAGATACCCTCAGACAGTCGGCTCTTAACCTTGGAATAGATGCCACAGACCGCAAACTGACCCAAGAAGAGAAAGTGCTGGCGAGAGTAGCCATAATGTTCAGCAACACGGCAGACGCACAGGGTGACGCTGAAAGAACATCGGAATCCTATACCAACCAGGTGAAGGCAGCCGAAGCTGCCATGATTGAATTGAACATTGCCATCGGTAACGCACTCATCCCAACAATGACATCACTGGTGAAAATAGTCTCGCCGATTATCAGTAAAATGGCAACTTGGGCAGAGGAGAATCCGACACTTGTAAAGACCGTAATTGCGGTGGGAACAGGGATCGGAATCCTCGGAGTAGCACTGATTGGACTGGGTCTGATACTGCCTGGAATCACGGCAGTCATGGGTATATTCTCAGCGGTATCGCTTCCATTGGTTCTGATTATCGGGGGCATCACTGCTGCAATCGTGGCAGGGTTCCTGATCTGGAAGAACTGGGGAACTATTGTCAGCTTTTTCGGCAACCTCTGGAACACTGTCTGGACTGGAATCAAGTCTGTTTTCAACACGGTGACGAGCGCACTGTCAACCATATTCAGAGGCAATGTGGGATGGATACTTCCAGGTGGCATATTAGTCAAGGCATTGTTTGCGATCAAGGATAACTGGGCTACCATCTGGGGGGGGATCAAGTCCATTGCCTCTACGATATGGGGAGCATTAAAGACCGTATTCAACTCAAAGTTCTTCTGGATACTTCCAGGTGGTGCGCTCCTAAAGGGATTGGGATGGATTAGAGATAACTGGGGAATGATCTGGAATGGAATCAAGACGGTTGCGTCTACCGTATGGGGAGCGATAAAAACTGCCTTTGAAAGTAAATTCGGATGGTTGCTTCCAGGGGGATTATTGTTTACTGCAATTAATGCTATGAAGGAAAACTGGGACACGATCTGGATCGGAATGAAGGATGTCCTGCTCGGAAACTTCAGCGATATTGTGCGACTGGTAAGAGGCCCGATCAATTCAGTGCTTGGTTTTATTAATTCGCTGATTGATGCGTGGAATAGTCTAAAATTTGAATCGGCAGAAAAGAAGATTCTTGGTGTCACAGTTATGCCAGCCTTTTCTATGGGTATGCCACAACTCCCAAATATTCCACTCCTTGCCAAAGAAAACTTCGGTGGTATTGAAAGCGAACATTCCCAAAACATCCCACACTTTGCCAGAGGCACATCCAATTTCGCTGGTGGGGCTGCAATCGTTGGTGAGCAGGGGCCAGAATTGGTTGACCTCCCCAGAGGAAGCAGGGTCACGCCAATGCGAGGCGGTGGCAGTATTCATATACATTTTGAGGGGCCAGTTTATGGGTTCGATGATTTTGAAGAGAAGGTCAGCCGAGCCACAAGGGACATCGCCCAGCGTGGTGGTTTTGATGGAGTATTAGTAAGTGGCTGACACAAATTTAGATCTACTGGTTGACTGGAATAATGACGGTGACTTCGCCGACACTGGGGAAGATATCACCTCCAGAACACTGTCTGTTGA